GCCGCCGCTGCCGCCCACGCCTCCGCAGCTGCAGCCGCCGCAGCCACCGCCGACGCCCCCACAAGACCCGCCGCCGCCTGACGCCACCGAATGACGCACGCGCACACCGCTCGCCGGCGCCTCGCCCTGCGCATGAGCTGCCGCCATGCTGTCGCGCTCGCTCGAGCTCGAGGCGACCGCCGCGACGCAGCGCCCCTCGACGCGACGCCGCCCGAGTTCTCGAGCGTCGCCCTGCACGGCTATCACAGCGGCCTCATGGAGCTCGGCCGGCGCATCCGCCGCACCCTGCTCGACGAGCTCGTGCCCCACGTCGAGCGGCTCGCCTCGAGCGCTCGAGCCGACAGCTACAGCGACCCGGCGCAGCTGCGCATCGGCATCACCGGCGGACCGCGCGCAGGCAAGAGCACGCTCGCCGCTGCGCTCGCCGCTCGGCACGGCCTCGGCATCACGCACACCGACGACGTCATGCACCTCGGCTGGAGCGAGGCCAGCGCACACGTCGCCGAGGGCATGCTCGCTGCTCGTGCGGGCATCTTCGAGGGCGTGGCCATCGCGAGGGCGCTGCGTAAGGCGCTCGCCATGTCGCTCGACCGGCCGCTCGAGCTGCTGCTCGTGCTGCGCCAGACCATGCGCGAGCTCACGCCCGGCCAAGCTGCCATGCAGCGAGGGCACGACAGCGTGCTCGACCCGCTGCTGCGCGAGCTCGAGCGGCGAGGTGTGCGTGTTGTCGTGTCGGACATCGCCACCATCTCGCCCGACGTCGCCGGCGTCTTAGGTCCGCACGCGCTCGAGCCTCGCGCCGACGCCGCCGACCCAACCGTCGCCCGCCTCGTCGCTCGAGCTCGTGCCGCCCTCCGCTTCGACGTCACGCCCTACGCTCAGCGTGCAGGCCTACGCGTTGCAGCGCAGACCCGCCTCAACCTCGACGAGCAGCTCGCTCGAGCGTTCGGCCGGCCGCTCGAGCAAGCCGGCCGCATGGACGCCAAGAGCGAGCGCAAACCGCGCAAACCGCGCGACCCCGGCGCCCCCGTCGTCGGCACAATCAACCCGTTCGACGCCAACAGCGGCATCGCCAAGCAGCTCGATCACTTCGTTCGCTCACAAACGAAACGTGTAGGCACTATGACCGACGAGGCCTACGCGCAGGTGCAGACCAGCGTGCGCGTAGGCCTCGAGAAAGGCCTGCGGCCTAAAGAGCTCGCCGCGAAGATAATCAGCGACACGAGCAGCGTGTCGGCCAACCAAGCCACCATCATCGCCAACGATGCCGTCGGCCGGCTGCATGCGAAGTTCACCGAGATCCGTCAGACCTCGCTCGGCATCACACACTACAGATGGCGCACCGCCGGCGACCTCAAGGTCAGGCCTGGACACCGCGCCCTCGAGGGCAGCGTGCAGGCATGGGATAGCCCGCCCGTCGTGAACCCCAAGACCGGCAAGACGGCGCATCCCGGCTTCGACACGAACTACTTTGCATGCCGCTGCAACGCGATCCCGATCGTCGACCTCGCCACCATCCGCCCGCCGGCCGGCTCGCCGCTCGAGACCGCACCGCCGCTGCCCGGCAGCGCGACGGGACAGCTGTCGCTACCCGGCTTGCGACCGCCGACGCCTCGCCCTGTGCGTGCGGAATGGCCCACCGGCGCAACGACGCCGCCCAAGCCTCCGACCCCAACGCCCGCGATCACCCCTCCGCCGGCGCCAGCCCCGCCACAGCCGCCCCCGCCGCCTCCGCCGCCGCCAAGGCCGCCCGTAGCGCCTCCTGCCCCGCCGCCGCCTCCGCCGGCGCCTCCGCCCGCGATCACCCCTCCGCCGCCGAGCTCGGCGCCCTACGCCATCACGTCGACCTCGGCGCCGCCTTCGAGCGGCACCGCCATCGAGCTCACCGTGCGCATTCCGCGGCCGTTCACGCCGCCCCCATTGGCCGACGCCGAACGTAAGGCGCTCGGCAAGCAGCTGGCCAGCGGCGCCCACGAGCTCGACGCGACCGTCAAGTCGCGCCCTGGACAGCCGTACACACCGCGCCGCCCCGACCCCACCCCCGTCATCCGGCCGGCGCTGCAAGAGGCGCTCATCAAGCTCGGCGTCAACCCACGCCCCGATCAAGTCCTCGGCGAGACCATCCGCACCGCTTCGACGCTCGGCAAGCCCGGCATACATGGCTCGCGCACCATTCAGACCGGCCTCATGCGCATCAAGAACACCGTTGCGCGAACGGCGCAGCAAGCGCTCAAGCGCCTCGGCGCCGGCAAAGAGCTCGAGCTCAAACACATCGACGCCATCGAGACCGTCGTGCACGAGCAGCTGCACGGATTCGGCGCTGACGTCAGCTTTCAGCACTACCTCGCCAACGAGACCGTCGACACGTTCGCCGAGGAGCTCGCCACCGAGCTCGTCGCGCGCGACACCACAGCCACCATCGTCGGCCTCGACCACGCAACGCTTGCCGCCGACCATCCGCTCGCGCTGCCGCGCGCGAATGACCGCACCTTTCAGGCTCGAGGCCGGCGTGCGTATGACCGCTACATCGCGACCTTCATGCACCACGTGCGCGACGTGACAGGCTGGAACGCCGAGCAAACCACCGACGCTGTGCGCGCTGCTGCGTACGCGCTCAAGAGCTCGAGCGCCACCGTCGCCGGCTACAAGACGCAGCTCGACATGCTCGTCGAGTTCGTGCCCGAGCTCGACGACGCGCAGCGTGCCGCCCTCGACCTGCGGTTCAAAAGCCCGAACACCGCGATCAAAGCATGGGAGGCTGCCATCACCCAACCCCGAACACCGCCGGCACCATGACGCAGACATCCGCGCAACAGCTCGAGGCCTCGCTGCCCTACCCGCTGAGCTATCAGGCCATCCTGCACCTCGCGCAGGCCTACCTCGACGACCCAGCGCAAGGCGACTTTACAGCCGCGAACGTGTACCGATGGATCAACGGCTCCGACCTCACCGACGCCGAGCTCGAGCAGCTCGAGCCCGAGCTCGAGGCGCTGCGCCGGCGACACTTCGCCGGCCTGCGGCAACCCGTGCCGCGCGATCCCGAGCTCATCAAGTAGGCCTACAGCCACCCGGTTCGAGGCAAGTACGTCAGCGAGCTGTAACGCTCGCCATTCGCCGCGAGCCGCACGGCTGTCTGATGGCGCCACTGTCCGCAGTGGCTGCAGCGCTCGAGCCGCTCGCCATCGACGTCACGCTGCACCGACGCCTCGCGCCATACGTGCTCGAGCAGCGCCACGCACAGCGGCTCGACCGGCGGCACCTCGACCCATGCGACGCCCACCTCGCCCGTCGACTCGCTGCGCACCGCGACCTCGACCCATTGCGTGCTGCGCGACATCGACGCCGCTGACACCTCGAGCCGTGCGAGCGCCTCGGCGAGGGCGAGCTCGGCGCTGCCCGATTCAACGACCGTCACCTCGCGGCCGGCCTCACTCACAATCCAGCTGTCGACCATGACACAACCTCCGCGCTAGCTTCGAGCATAGCGTCGTGTCGCTATAGCGCCGAGCATCGTTGTCCGTCAACGCACGAGCGTCGAGCTCGGCAAACCATGCGCCGATGCAACGCGAGACACAAACGGCCTCGAGCTCGAGGGCACGCGTGCCCTAGGCCCCGAGAACGTGATCCGTCTCGAGCACTTAGGCCCGAGCGACCTGGACACCGAGGCCGGCGGCTGACTATCGTCCGCGCTCGCTCGGCGAGCTCGGCGTCGGCTCGAGCTGTACCGCGGGACCTCGGCGCACAGCCCGCCCCGCCGACGCTCGCCGCAGCGTTTCGCGTATAGCCTGCAATGGCTACGGTTCCCCTTTCGCCACCGCGCGAGTAGGCGCTCGAGCGGCTCGTGTGCTCTTGTGCCCTCGTGCCCTCGTTTGCTCGAGCTCTTGACAGCTCGAGCCTACGTGCCGCTACGCTGACGCGTGCCAGTCACCCGCTACGACGCAGCCCCGCTCGGAACCGTCACCCGCACCCCGCAAGGCTTCCTTAGAGCCCCTGCGCGCGTGACACGCACCGGCGTGCTGACCTACCGCCGAGCCGACGGCAGCGTCGTGCGCGAGCTGCGGAGGCCGGCGCAAGTGTTCGCCGCCGAGTCGCTCGCCACGCTCGCCGATGCGCCCGTCACCGACTTGCACCCTCGCGGAATGGTCACCCCGCAGAACGCTCGAGCGCTCTCGCTCGGACATGTATCCGGCGGCGCTCGAGCGGACGGCCAAAAGTACGTCGAGGCGCAGCTGCTCATCACCGACGGCAAGCTCATCGAGGCTGTCGAAAAGAAAGACCGCGCCGAGGTGAGCTGCGGCTACACGTGCACGCTCATCGAGGGCGCCGGCGTCTTCGAGGGCGAGCACTACGACGCCGAACAAACCGGCATTGTTTACAACCACGTCGGCCTCGGCCCTCGAGGTTGGGGGCGCGCTGGCGCCGAGGTTGCGCTGCGCCTCGACGGATCAGCGCCTGACGACTTTCGTCTCGAGGGCGACGCCGCTGTCGTGCTCGCCGACAGCACACCACCGAACAAAGGACCGCGCACTATGGATCTAGTCACCATCCGCCTCGACGGCATCGAGGCGCAAGTCACGCCCACGGCATCGCAGCTCATCACCCGCACGCTCGAGGCCCGCACGCTCGAGGCGACGACAGCCTCGGCCAAGGTCCTCGAGCTGCAGAAGCGCCTCGACGCGCTGCAGGGCGAGCTCGACCAGACCAAGACGCAGCTCACGGCTGCGGCTGACCCGAAACGCTTCGACGCTGCGCTGCAAGAGCGGCTCGACCTGCTCACGCGTGTGCGCGACGTGCTGCCCGAAGACGCCGAGCTCGGCGGCAAGAGCCCTCGCGACATTCAGCTCATGGCGCTCAAGGAGCTGCGCGTTGACACCTCGTTCGACGGCCGCAGCGACGAGTATGTGCAGGCCTATTTCGACCGCGAGCTCGAGGCCGGCGGCAAGCGCAAGGCCCCACGGCGCAGCGACGACCGCAACGACCGCAACGACCGCAACGACCGCAAGGACCGCACGACCCGCGAGCCTCGCTCACTCGACGACCAGCGGCAGCGCCGCCTCGACGAGGCCCGCCTCGACCAGAGCACCGACGTCGAGGGCATCCTCGCCGGCAAGTATGCGGCGCTGACTGTTGCGCCCAAGCCCGAGCCCGAACCATGGCGCTCACCGCTCGCGGCTAACCGCGCCGAACGCTGACACCCACACGCTCGCGAGACCTCACACGCACACGCAAGGAAAGACCCAACTCTATGCAGCTCACTTACGGAGATCAGCCGCTCGGCATTCACGGCGCCCTCGCCGAGGCCTATCCGCACGGCATCGTCAGCGGCCTCGCGAGCGGCGCCGTCATCAACGTTGGCACAATCGCCGTCTATGACACCGCGGCCGGCCGCGATGCGAAGTCTGTGCGGGCACCTGTACTCACCACCGAAGTCACCACCCTCGTCGGCGTGGCGGGTTTCGTCATGTGGGATCCCAGCTATCCCGAGCCGCCCTACCGCGTAGGCTCATCGCTGCCCGTCGTGCGCAAGGGGCGTGTGTACGTGGTCGCTGAAACCGCACTCGTGTCTCACACAGTGCCCTTCGTGCGGTTCGGCCTCGTCGGCGCCGGCACCATGTATGGAGCGCTCCGCAACGATGCCGATGCAGGCAACGCCGTTGCCGCGCCCTACCTAACCGTCCTCGTCGGCGCAGCTGCCGGCGGCGTCGCTGTCGTCGAGATCAACCTGTAACCCACACCGCCGACGCCCACACAGCCGACGCAAGGACCATCAGACAATGTTGCCAAGTCACAATGCGCTCGCCCGTCTCGACACGCAGCACCTCGAGACCCAGCTGCGCGACATCGGTCAAAACCTCGACCCCACACAGTTCGCGAACCTCGTGCGCGCCATGGCGCACACGCGTGCGAGCACGTACGGCATCGCTCGCCTCGACGCGAATGAGACGGCCCTGTTCGGCCGCGACCTCGAGTACATCTCGCAGCGCATTCGCGAGGTGCACCGCCCGGCGCTCAAGTGGCGTCAGTTCGTGCCAGTGAGCTCGGAAGCGCCCGCCGGCGCTGAGACCTGGACCTATCGCATGTGGGATGCCGCAGGCATCGCCGAGCTCGTCGCGAACTACGGCGACGACATCCGCCTCGTCGGCGCGAACGCGAAAAAGCAGTCTTTCGACATCGCGACCTGGGCGCTCGGCTACACCTACAGCGTCGTAGACATCGAGCGCGCCTCGATGGCTGGCGTCAACTTCCAGAATCAGGAAGCAGCCGCCGTCCGCCGCGGCTTCGAGCAGCGTTTCGAGCGCATCGCTGCCCTCGGCCAGACCGGCACGACCATCAAGGGTCTGCTCAACAACCCCAACGTGCCGATCATCGCAGCCGCGACCGTCGGCGCAACGTCAGCATGGGGCACCGGCACCAAGACCCCCGACGACGTGTTGCGAGACATGCTCGCCGCCGAGGATTCGATCCTCACGGCTACCAAGGGCGTCGAGTCGCCAGACACGCTGATTCTCCCCCTCAGCGAGTTTAGATACATTCAGAACACGCCCGTATACACCGGCGCCGGCAGCGACCCCGAGGACACCATTCTGTCGGTGTACCTCAAGCGCTCGAGTTTCGTCACCGCTGTCGACTGGTGGACCTTCCTCGCGACCGCCGACGCCGCAGGCACCGGCTCGCGCGCGCTGTGGTATCGGCGCGACCCGTCCTACGTGCATTTCGAGCTCACGCAGCCGCCGAAAGAGCTCCCCGCGCAGGCCAAGAACCTCGCCCTCTACGTGCACAGCTGGACTCGCGCCGGCGGCGTCGCTTGGGAGTATCCGCTCAGCGCCGTCTACATGGACGGCATCTGACAGCCCGGCCGCTGCAGCCGTCGGCGGCCACCGTCTCGAACGCAAGGTCACAAGCTCACAAGCTCACAAGGTCACACCATCGCATGCAGATCCTCAACACCGCCGCCCGCCTCGTGTCGTTCCTCGCTCCGAGCGGCATCGTCATGCTCACGCCGCTCGAGCAAGTCACGATCGCCGACGGCGACATCGACGCCGCTCGAGCTGCCCTCGCCGGCGCCCTCAAGCCGCTTGTCATCAACCGCGAGCTGCGCGTGACGCTCGACGTGGCCCGCTTCGACGCCGAGGCGCCCGGCGCCCTGCTCGCCCTCAACAACCCCACCAACCCGACCACCGACGGCCCCACAGCCCCGCCGGCGGCCGAGCTCGAGCTCGAGCCCGCCGAGGCCTCGCCGCCGCCCGCCCCGACGCCAGCCACCGCAACCCCCGCCGCCACGAGCGGCAGCAAACGACGGAACTAACATGGCCGACCCAACGCTACAGAACACCCTCGAGCGAAGCCTGTGGATTCAAGGCGTGCACCTCATCGAGCTCGCGCAAAACGCCATCGTGGCGATCACCCCCGACAACCTCGAGGCCGCGACCGCTGCATGCACAGGACCGTTCGCCACGTTCATCACCAACGGAACGCTCGTGCCCGTCGTGCCAGCTGACGCACCCGAGGGCGCCCTCACCGAGTACCACCCGCCGCCGCCGTCGCAGAAATACGTCTGCATTCCGATGCCCTAACGCATGGTCACAGTCACCACCATTTACGACGAGTTCCCGGAGTTCGAGCGTTGCAAGCGCGACCTCGTCGCCGCGAAGCTGCGCGACGCCGAGGCGCTCACCGCTTCGACGTACGGCGGCGGTAATCCCGTCGAGACCTTCATGCCCGACGGCACCATGCAGCTCGTCGACGTCGCGCGCGACATGCGCGTCAAGTACCTGTGCGCCGAGCTGCTCGTCATGAGCCCCGCCGGCGAGTTCGCTCGCCTCGACCCGAGCAAAGAGCCCGACGGCGCCCGCAGCATCTACGAGCGGCGCCGCCTCGAGCTCGACCGCGCCTACACCCCTTTGGCTTTCGTCCTATGACCGTCATCGACAAAGATACGGGATGGGCAGCGTTCGGCGAGGCCGTGCACGGCCTCAGCGACAACCCGCACGTCAAGGTAGGTGTGCAGGGCGCCGAGGCCGGCGCACAGCACGGCGCCGACGGCCTCACCAACGTCGAGCTCGCCACCTATCACGAGTACGGCCTCGGCGTGCCCAAGCGCTCGTTCCTGCGCGACGCCATCGACGAGCACCAACGAGAGATCGCCGACATGCTGTTCAAGCAAGGTCGGCGCGTGCTGCTCGGCGAGGTGACCGAGGCCTACGCGCTCGCGCTCGTCGGCGAGATAACCGTCGGCATCATCAAAGAGCGCATCCTCGCGCACATCGACCCGGCGCTGCAGCCCGCGACGATTGCCGCTAAGGGCGGCATCACTACGCCGCTGTTCGAGCACGGCACGCTGACCGCGAGCATCACCTACAAGCTCGGAACGGAGAGCTAGGCGCATGGATTGGGGCGCGTTCGCTGACGGCATGCGGACCTGGATCGGCAAGACGGCCAAGATCCCCGTCGACGACATCGTGTGGACTGGCGAGCCCGAGGGAATGCTCGGCTACCCTCGAGCTCGGCTCAACCTCAACGGCTCGACCGGCCTCGGCATCTCCGACATCGCGCTCGGCAACGACGAAATACGCTTCGTGTCGCAAGGCCCCGGCGAGGACGCCATCGTGCAGATCGTCGGCAACCGTGCCGTCACGCTGCAGATAGTCATTCAGACCCGCGACGGGACGCCATGGGGCCGAGCGTTTCGACACGTCGAGCGCATCCGCGATGCCCTCTTTTTGCCGAGCACCGTCGAGCTATTCCGCGAGCTCGGCATCGCCCTCGACGGCCCCGGTGTGCCCGTCGACTTGATGCGCCTATTCGACTTTCGCAAAGAGAGCTCGGCGAGCCTCGAGCTGCGCCTGCTCTACTCGTTCGATACGCTTTGCGAGTGTGACGCTGACACCATGACGCCCGAGACCATCGGGACCATCGAGCACGTGCGCGTCGCTGGCACCGTCTACACACCGGCCGTCGTGCAAGTGCCCGAGCGGCAAATCGACAAGTAAGGACAAACATGGGCACCGAAACCGAAGTCATCGAACACACAGTTGTAGTCGCCGACGCGACCGTCACCGCTTTCGGTTTCGGCATTCCGTTAGTCGCGGCTGTGCATAGCTATTGGCCCGAGCTCGTCCGCAGCTTCGACAACGCGAGCGACATGGCCAAGGCGCCTTTCAACGTGCCGACCACGAGCAGCCTCTACGCCACGGTACAGAAGATAAAGAGTCAGACCCCGGCGCCGCCGAGCGTCAAGGTGGGCAAGCTCACCGGCACGTTCACGCAGGTTTTCAAGCTCACACCGCTCGCGCCGGCCGCAGCTGCCACGCACTACAAAATCACCATCAACGGGACCGCTGTCGACGTGACCGGCTCGCCGCCCGAGGTGCAAGCCGACATCTCGCTCAAGCTCATCACTGCAATCAACGCCATCACCGACGTTACCGCGACCGCGGCCGGCGCCGACTCGCTGCTCGTCACGAGCGACACGTCGGGAGTCTCGCAACAGTTCACCGCCGTCTCGCCGAACATCACCGTGCAAGACCAGACCGCAGCGCCCTCGACGCTGCCGCTCGCTGACCTCGCCGCCATCCGTCAGGCTGACGGCGACTGGTATGCGCTCATCATGCTCACGCCCGGCGCCGCCGCTATCTCGAGCGCCGCGCAATGGGCCGAGGCCGAGCGCGTGCTGTACATGGCCGACTCGGCCGACTCCGCGATCCCCGCGACCGGCTCGTCGGACATCGCTAGCACGCTCATGAATGCCGCCTACAGCCGCACGGCTGTGTGGTACCACCCCAACCAAGCCGACTACCTCGCCGCCGCTGTGAGCGGCGCCATGCTGCCCAAGCTGCCCGGCCCCGCAACGTTCGCCAACAAGGGCCTCGCCGGCGTCACCATGCAGGCCTACGACAGCAACGCGCGGCAGTACCTGCACGCGAAACACGCCAACTTTTACATCAGCATCAAGGGCCTCGGCTTCACGCGCGACGGCCAAGCTGCGTCAGGCCGATACCTCGACGTCATGGCTGCAATCGACTGGTTCGACGTGCAGCTCGAGGACCGCATCATCGCGCTCATGCGCAACAACGACGTCATCCCGTACACCACGCACGGCATCGAGCTCGTGCGCGCGCAGATACACGGTCAGATCCTCGACGGCATCGCCGCCGGCCTCATCGACGGTACGCAGCCGTACTCGAGCACCGCGCCCGCCATCGAGACCATCGACCCGAACCTCAAGGCCGGCCGCATCCTGCCCGACATGCGCTACACCTACCGCCTCAGCGGCGCCATTCACAAGGTGCGCGTTGTCGGCACCGTGCAGGTTTAGGCCCCAACACACACCTCACGCCTAGGCCTAACAGGAGCTGACATATGGGATTCAAGACATGGAACATCAACGAGCTCAGCATCAACCTCGATGGCGTGCCGCTCGACACCGGCGGATATGCAGAGGACGAGGTGTTTTCCCTCGATTGGGGTGAAGACTGGTACACCAAATACGTCGGCGCCGATGGCGAAGTGGTGCGCACGCGAACTAACAACTTCAGCGCGACAGTCACGCTCAAGTATGCCCAAACGGCCGACGCCAACACGCGCCTCAGCGGCCTGCTGACCACCGACATCGCAACGCTCGCCGGCGTCGCCGCCGGTGTGTTCGCGGCCAAGGACACCGCCGGCAAGCTGCTCGTCACAAGCCCGCGTGCGTGGATCGTCGGCCCGCCCGGCATCAAGCTTGGCAAAACTGTGCAGGTGTACGAGTGGAAAATCGACCTCGCGAACGCTCGAGCGTCCGTATTCGGAGGCCGCTAACACATGTCACGAGCCATCAAAGAGCGCGTCATCTGTGGACACAAGTACAAGGTGACGCTGCTCGGCGCCCTGCAAGGGCGGCTCATGCTCGTGCGGCTCGTCAAGACTTTCGGCCCCGCCCTCGCTGCGTTTCTCGAGGGCGTGCTGCACGCCAAGGGCGGCCTCACCGCTTCGCTCGCCCTCGGCTCGGCCGACGCCATCCGCGACATCGCCGCCAAGCTCAGCGAAAAAGACCTCGCCGAAATCAGCGACCAGCTCGCTCACTTCACGGCCGTTGTCATCTCGCACGAGGCCGAGCCGCAGCTCGACAAGATCCTCGACGAGCATTTCGCCGGCCGTTACGACGCTTACATGCAGTGGCTGGCGTTCGCGCTCGAGGCAAATTTCGCCAGTTTTTTCGGCGCATCGAGCAGCGGGAGTCGGGACCTGCTCGCGAAGCTCAAGACGTTGATAGCGTCAGCGTCGACATCCCCGACGGACTCGACTGGGACATCCACCGAATCGCCACAAGCCAGCACTACAGCGACAGCCTAATGACCATCTGTCACGACTGGTCGCTCGACGACCTCTACACCGCGCACGCTGTGCTCGACATGTATGACGAGCTCGAGCGGCGCAAGGCACGCGCAGCGCGTGCAGAGGTGCAGTCTTGAGCGCCGTCGTGCTGCGCGAGCTCGTCGCCAAGCTCGGCCTGCAAGTGGACGAGGCGGCCTACACCAAGGCCGACAAAGAGCTCACGACAGTCAAGCGAGACCTCGTCGGCATCGACCAAGCCTCGACGGCCGCAAGCGCCCATTTCAAGCAGGGCGCGCAGGCCATGGCGACGGAGTCGAAAAAGCTCAACTCAGAGCTCGGCAAGAAACCGAAAGAGGGCGGAGGATTCGGCGCCGGCCTCATGCAGTACCTAGGCGGCGCCGCTGTGGTCGCTGGCATCGCGCACGTTGTCGAGCTCGCCAGCAGCACCGTCGAGGCCGGCAACGTACTTGGCGAGGTGTTCGGACCCGCTGGCAAGTCGCAGGTGGAGGCCTGGTCGGAGACCATGGGGCAGCAGCTCGGCCGCTCCAAGTACGCGCTACAGGGCAACGTCGCAGCGCTAGGCGCCATGATCTCCCCCATGGTTGGCAACGCCGCCAAGGCGCAGGAAATGTCGCAGCAGTTCGCCGGCCTGGCTGTCGACCTCGCGAGCTTTTTCAACGCCTCCGACGACGAGGCGCTTACTGCACTCAAGAGCGGTATCAGCGGCGAGAGCGAGCCCCTCAAGCGGTTCGGCATCGTCATGCAAGACGCCACGCTTGCCGAGTACGCGCACGCGCAGGGCATACACAAAAAGCTGTCCGCGATGAATGTCGCGGAAAAGACCGAGCTGCGCTACCGCTTCATTCTCGCCAACACGAGGAAAGCGCAGGGCGACGCCACACGCACGATCGGAGACTTCGCCAACGCCTCGCGCGCGCTCGGCGACCACATCAAGGACGTTGGCATCTCGATTGGCCTCAAGCTGCTCGGCCCTGGCAAGCTGCTCGTCACCTGGGCGAACAAGGCTATCAGCGCCTTCGAGGGCGTGAGCAAACACAGCCACCTCATCGAGGGCGCCCTCGTCACGCTCGGCATCATCCTGCTCTCAACCTTCGGCCCTGCCATCGCTGCAGCCGTCGGCACCGCCGCAGCGTTCGCCGCTGTCGCCCTCGTCATCGACGACCTCATTGCACTGTTCACCGGCGGCAACTCCGCGATCGGACAGTTCATGGACACTATGTTCGGCGAGGGCACCGCCGAGCGTTTCGTCGCCAGCATGGGCGAGGCCATGGGATGGCTCAAAGAGCAATGGTCAGCGCTCATGCTCGAGCTGAGCAAGGTGGACTGGAACCACCTCTTAGCGCTCACCGCGAGCAACATGCGCGCGCTCGGCACTGTGCTGAAAGAGGCTTTCGAGGCGGCGTGGCCGTACATCGAGAAAGTCGGCAAAGTGATCGCCATCATCGCGAGCAAGGTCGCCGACATCGTCGCCAGCCTCGCGAGCTCGGCCTCGGAGGGCTTGTCCAAACTGTTCGGCGAGCGCACCGACGACGCGACGAAAGAGCTCTACGACGAGATCCATGGCCGACAGGCCGCACGCAAGGCCAAGCAAGCACAGCGCAACGCACGCGACGCAGCCGACGCCCTCACCTCCGCGCCGATATCCGCCGCCGCACCGGCCATGTCCGGCGCTCCGTCGAGCGTCACAGTGCCCGGCCCTAGCGCATCCATCGGCGGCAACGTGACGAACGTGAACATGAGCGGCATCACGATCAACGTGCCCCCCGGCACCTCGCCGACCGACGCCGCCAAGGCCGCTGCAAAGTCGGCCATGATTGAACGCCGACGGCTGCAGTGGGCACTCACGCGCTCGAGCGCCGGAAAGGCCTTTGGTTGATGCTCGCGCGCGAAGTCACACACCTCGAGATCGGCGGCATCTGGATTGATTGCAGCGTGCGCGAGGCGCACTCACTCACCGGCACGTGCACCAAGCACGCTGTCGAGGAGGGCGCCGACGTCACCGACCACGTGCGCGTCATGCCCGACTCGCTGCAGCTCGAGGGCATCGTCACCAACACGCCAATCGAGCAGCCCTACTCACACACGAGCGGCGCTGTGTACGAAGACGGCTCGTTTTTCCTGACCGATGCCAACGGCGACCGCATCCAGCGCAGCACCCAAGTCGGCACCGTCAGCCACCCCTTCGAGGGCGAGCCCGCGCTAGGCCTGTTCACGTTCGTGCCGATCATCGGCGACGCCCTCAACGCCTCGCGCAACCTCCCCAAGGGTTACAGCATCGCCAACCGCAAGTTCAACGCCATCGGCCCGCTCATGGGATGGGGCGAGGACCCGATCGCAGGTTTCGGCGGCCGGCTGTCGCGCGACGTGCAGCGCGCACCAACGGTCGCCGATGCGCTGCGCGCGACCTTCCTCGCCCGGCAGCCGATCCAAGTCGTGACCGCGTTTCGCATGTACGAAAACTGTGTGCTGACCGACCTGCAAATCGAGCGCGATGCGTCGCGAGGCTCGAACCTGTTTTTCTCCGCGACGTGCGAAGTGATACGTGTCGTCAAGTCACAGACCGGCCTCGCCGGCCCGCCCAAGCCCGCCAGCGTGCGCGCCAAGCCGGCGCTCAACAGCGGACCGCAAACCACGCAGCCCGTCACGCCAACCGAGGTACCGCAGGGCGCCAAGGACACGACCACCGGCAGCGCCATTGGCAACCTGCTAGCGCCGCCCGCACCCGGCCAATAATGACCGCCACTCGCATCGTCACCACGCCCTACCCCGACACCACGCAGCGCGTGCAGCTCGGCGCGAGCGTTTACAGCCTCCGAGTCCGATGGAACCAGCGAGGCGCCGCCTGGTACCTCGACATGGCCGACAGCGCCGGCAACGAGCTGCTACGTGGCTTGCGCCTCGTCACGCTGTGGCCCCTGCTCTATCGCTACCACTACAACCCAGCAGTGCCGTCCGGCGAAATGTACTTCATCGACCTCCGCGAGGAGCACGCCAAGCCGACGCTCGAGGCCATGGGCGACCGCTTCCGCCTCTACTACCTCGACGACGGCCAGTGGTGAGGCGCACGCATGCCCGACAACCCGACAGGCTACACCGACTTTGTCGACCTGTTCGACCGCCGCTATCGGCTGCAGGTACTCGACCGCGCCATCACTGACCTCAACGTGCGGTTCACCGTCAAGCGCTCGCTGTCGGCCAAGGTCGCCAACACCTGCGAAATCGACATCTACAACCTCGCCGCCGACAGCCGCGGCGCATTGCAGGGACAGCGCGACGTGTATGTGTCGCTCGACGCAGGCTATGCCGCCGGCGCCTCGACCATCTTTCGAGGCGACCTCGCCGAGGCATGGAGCACGCGCGACGGCAACGAGTGGATCACCACCGTTACGAGCGACGACGGAGGCACCAAGCGCAAGACCAAGCGCATTCAAAAGACCTACCCCGCCGGCGCAAACATCCCGGCCATGTTCGAGAGCATCGCCACCGAGCTCGGCCTCGGCCTCGGCAACCTCGGCCACGTCGCCGCCTCGGCGGCGTTTCTTTCGACCGGCATGCGCACAGCCCCCGCCGGCTATACCGCGTCAGGCAGCGCCATCGAGCAGCTCGAGCGGCTCGCTCGAGCGTGCGGCCTAACCTTCTCCGTCCAAGACGGCCAGCTGCAGTTTCTCGCATTCAACGCCGCGACCGCCGACGCCCCGATCGCCCTCAACCCAGCCACCGGCCTCGTCGACAGCCCGGAAATGGGCAAGGACAAGAGCGTAAAGGCCAAGGCCCTCATGGTCCCCGGCCTATGGCCTGGCCGCCGCGTCGAGCTCAAGAGCCGCCACGTGACCGGCCTCTACAGAGTCGACACGACCGCGCACAAGGGCGAGCTCGACGGCGCCGACTGGGGCGTCGAGCTCGAGCTCAGCGCCATCAAGGGCGGCTAGACGCTCGAGGCCTCGGCCGCTCGCGCCCTCGTGCTCTTGTGCCCTCGAGCTGCAGCGCGGTACATGCTGAGCATGCCCGAAACCCCGGAAACAGCCGCCTCGCCCGAAGACATCACCGCCGACCTGCCCGTCGAGCCTCCTGCCGCCGAGCTCGAGCCCGTCGACGTCGAGCTCGGCGACGCAGCCGAGGGCGAGGCCGAGGCCCCGCAGCCGCCCGCCTCGCTCGCCTCTGACCCCGACGACGACCAGCTCGTCGAGGACTAACCCCGCATGCTGCAGACAACCCCCGAATGGGCCGAGCTGCTGCAGACCGCCATCGACAGCGCCCTGCTCGACGTCCACACGTCCATGCCTGGACAGGTAACGCACGTCTACACCGACGCGCCCGAGCTCGGCCAGCTCGTCGACGTGCGGCCATGCCTGCGGCACGCCCTCGCCACCGACGCCGACCCAGACGCCGCAGTGCCTTACCTCGAGGAGGAGCTGCCGATCCTGCTACGCGTCCCCGTCGCCTATCCGCAGGGCGGAGGCTTCGCCATCACTTGGCCGCTCAACGTCGGCGACTTCGTCACGCTCGTTTTCTCCGAGCGGAGCATTCGCCACTGGCTCGCGACCGCCATCAAGACGCATCAAACCACGAGCTCGTGCCAAGACGTCGAGCCGCACACGCTCGACGGCGCCATCGCCCTACCGCTCGGCCCCGCACCACTCAACAACCTGCTCGCGCGCAACCGCTCGAGCGACATGGTTCTAGGTGGCGAGGGCGGCAAGCGCATCTACATCACGCCGACCCTCATCTACCTCGGCACCAACGACACCGCGCAGCTCAGCAAGGCCGCTCGAGCGGACAAGGCCGACGAGGCCATCGCCGACATCCGCGCCGACTTGAGCACGCTCAAGACGGCCACGAGCACCGCGTTTGGAGCGTGCCAGCCCGCGCCGGCGACGCCAACCGTCGTCCCTAAAACCGTTTTCGACGCAGCCACAACAGCGATCCCGCAGACCTACGACGCCACCGGCTCGAGCGTTGTCTACGTCGAGAAATGAAGCATGACCGACCTCGCACTCAACCCGCTTACAGGCGACATCGTCATCGAGGCCGGCGACCTAAAGCTCATCCGAGGACCCGAGGCCGTCGCTCAAGACGCCAACCTGCGCGTCGCTCTTTTCCTCGGCGAGTGGCCCCTCGACCTGCGTGTCGGCATCGACTACCGCGCGCTGTTTTTCGACCGCCGACCGCCCGAGACCGTGATCCGCGCTGTGTATGAGCAAGTGTTGAGTGAGACCGCCGGCGTCAAACGCGTTTCGCGCCTCGCGCTCGCGTTCGACTCGCCATCGCGCACGCTCACGGTGCAAGCGACGCTCATCGCCGACGACGGAACGGCCGTCCTCGTGTACCGCGACATCCTGCTCACCACGAGCCCGCCGCTCGCGCCTCAACCCACAGCCGACATCGCAGGTGCATTGTGACAGCAGGCCTCACGCCGACAGGGTTTGTCCCCAAGACCATCGCCGAGATCCTCGTCGACCTGCAAGCCGCACAGCGCAGCACCATCGACGGCACGCTCAACACGAGCTCAACCGGCGTCATCGCTAACCTCAACATGTCGTTCGCCACCGAGCTCGCGAAAGTGTGGGAACTCGGCGGCGAGCTCTACGCAGCGCACGACCCCGAAACCGCAGAGGGCGTCGCAGCCGATCACAATGGGTCACTGACAGGTGTAACTCGACTGCCGGCGACCAAGGCGCAGACCATCCTCAACCTGACGCTCGCGGCTAACACGAGCATCCCCGCCGGCAGCGTTGTCAGTGACCCGCTGCGCCCTCTGACCCGCTTCGTGACCAAGGTCGCGCTCGTGTCGCCTGTGACCCTCGGCGGCGTCTTTCCCGTCGCCGCCGAGGCGGAAACAGCGGGGCAGCTGACGGCGGCAGCGCACACGCTCACCAAAATCGAATCGCCGGCGAGCGGATGGACAGCTGTCGACAACCCCGGCGCTGTCATCCCCGGCCGCAACGTCGAGACCGACGAGGAGTATCGACTCAGACAAGCCGAGGTGCGTGACACCACCGAGGGCGGCACGCTCGCCGGCATCGTCGCCGACGTCCGGCTGCTGCCGAACGTCGTCACCGTGCGAGGTTACGAAAACGTCCTCGACGTACCCGTCGGCGGCATGCCCGGCCACTCGTTCGAGATCGTGGTCAGTGGCGGCGACGACACCATCATCGCGCTCAGCATATGGGGCAACAAGCCGGCCGGCATCGAGACCCATGGCACCACCTCAGTCATCATCACCGACACCGAGGGCGTGACGCATGTGGTGCGTTTCTCGCGCCCTGTGAGCAAGATCGTAAACGTCAACTACCTCGCTGTGACCGACAGCACCTACGTCGCAAACAGCATCCGCACCGCCCTCGAGCTCGCGAGCGTCGACCCGTTGCACCCGATGCACTTCGGCATCGGTGACCCCGTCTACCTCGTGCGCATGCTCAGCGTAGCGGCCGACGTCAAGGGCGTCGTAAACGTCACGCTCGACATCGCCATCGCACCGGCGCTGCCGCCCGATGCGATCCCGGCTTCGCCCGACGCCACGCTCGTCATGGGACCGCGCGACGTGGCCACATTCACCGGCGCAAACTGGGTGCCGCCATGACCCTCGCTCACAATCTGACTGTCGTCATCGACGGCCAAGCGCTGCCGATCTACGACCTGCGGCAGCCGCTGTTTCAAGCGCTGCTCGCGACGTACCTGACCGAGGTGCAGACCCTCGAAAACGCCTACTGGGATCTGTACATCGGAACCATGCTGCCGGCGGCTGCGGGCGACGCCCTCGACATGCTCGGCGGCCTGGTCGGCGAGCCGAGGCAAGGGCGCACCGACGCCGAGTATCGGCTGTGGATCACCGCTCGCACTCGGCTCTTGCAATCGAACGGCACGCCGCCCGACCTGCTCGCGCTCGCTCGAGCTGTGCTGCCGGCGGCAGTCACGACTCGACTGCTCGAGTTCTACCCCGGCACCATCACCGTCGAGCTCATCGGCCCTGTGGACCTCAAGACCGCCGGCCAGCTCGGCGCCATGTACAAGCAGGCCAAGGCCGCCGGCGTGCGCATCGAGACCATCTCGTCCGTCGTCGACCCCGGCCTCGTGTTCACCCTCGGCGACGCAGCGCTCGCGCCCGAGCTCGACGTGCAGCGCGGCACCTCCGACGTCGACCAGCTCGTCGGCGGCGTGCTCGCGAGTGTCACCTAACTATCCGGCGAGGTAACCCATGGCACTCACGCTCACGTTCAATCAAGAGTTCCTGCCGCCCGGCGGCAACGACCAAGGGCGCACTGACATCTATTCAGACGTTGGCGCCGCCGGCCGCGCGAACGCTGTGCAGATCAGCGTCGGCGGCATCCCCGACGCCTCGACCATCGAGCTCGTGCTGCTCGACGAGGCGCCCGGCTCGAGCCCGCTGCTGACGCAGCTGTCGCCCGAGCTGTGGACGCTCGACTTTCTGCTCGGCTGTTGGGGGCCGTTTCGGCTGCGCTGCAACGCCGTCGTCGGCGGCGTTGTCGTCGACAGCGTCACACGCCGCATCTCAGTGCGCTCGCCCGGCTACGCGCTGCAATACCCTGCGCTGTCCGAACGCACCGACCCCAACGCGCAGCTCGTCGCCACCGTGCCGAGCATCGACATCACAGAAATGAACGAGGGCGCGACTAACAGGCCGCTCGTCGACTTCCACCGCGAGGTTGTCGAGACCCTCGAGAGCATCGGCGCCGGCTCGATCAGCACCATCCCCGACGGCGCCATCAGTGAGGCCAAGCTCGACCCCGCGTTCGTCGAGGACCTCGTGTTTCGCGACGGCTCGCACAGCATGCTTGGCGCGCTCGACATGAGCGGCCACAAGGTCATCGACCTCGCGCAGCCCACCGCGCCGACCGACGCCGCTCGATTGGCAGACGTCACCGCTGCCGCTGTCATCGCCGGCGACGGCCTCACACAGTCAGGCCCCACCGTCAACGTAGTCGGCAACGCCGACGGCTCAATCGTGGTAGGCCCCAACGACGTGCAAGTCGGCACGCTCGCCACCGATGCACAGCACGGCGCTCGAGGCGGCGGCACGCAGCATCAAGCCGCTACGACGGTTTCGGCCGGCTTTCAGAGTAGTCTCGACAAGGTCAAGCTCGACGGCATCACGCCCGGCGCCGACCCCACCATCGCCACGCTCGCCGCCGCAGCCGCCCCGATCAGCGTCAACGGTCAGCGCATTACGTCGGTGGGAGCTCCGACAGCCAACTCAGACGCGACTAACAAGACCTACGTCGACAACCGCCCGCCCGTTGCGCACGGCAGCACTCACGCGAACGGCGGCACCGACGAGCTCGACGTCACCGGCCTCGCCGGCGTGCTCGCCGACCCTCAAGTCGCCGGCTCGCTCAAGACTGCCACCGGCGCCGTTGTCGTGTCGGCCGCCGCCGCTCCGAGCGTCGGTCAGGTTCCGACAGCGACCGGCGCCAGCGCCGCGACTTGGCAGACGCCGACCCAGCTGGCCAGCGCCGCGCCGACGCAAATCACCGTCACCACCGCTGCACAGGGCGTCGCTACGACAGCCGCTCGAGCCGACCACGTGCACAGCGTGCTCGCCAACGTCACGCCCTCGAGCCTTCCCGCCGGCGGCACCGCTGCGATCGGTACGTCGACGGCGCTCGCTCGAGCTGACCACGTGCACGACATCCCCGCCGGCACGCCTAGCGCGCTCGCTGTCGGCGGCTCGAATGCCGGCGGCAGCTCGAGCAGCGTCGCTCGAGCCGACCACGTGCACGCCCTCGTCGGCTACGGCAACACCGGCGGCACCATCACGCAGGGAAACGATGCGAGACTTTCCGACGACCGCACGGCTAGCGGCATCCGCACCGCCACAAGCATCGTCGTCGCCTCCGCCGCCGCCGCTCCGAGCGTCGGTCAGGTACCCACCGCGACCGGACCGACCGCCCTGACCTGGCAGACGCCGCTACAGCTCGCGAGCGCCGCGCCGAGCACAGTGTCAGACGTCGCTGCAGCCGTCGGCGTCGCGACCGCTGCGGCCCGCACAGACCACGTGCACGCAGTGTCGACCGGAGCCCCGGCCGCCCTGCCGATCGGCAGCGCGCAGGCTACAGGCACCGCCACCTCGCTCGCCAAGAGCGACCACGTGCACTCGACGCCCTCGAGCGGAACGCCGAGCTCGCTGACCCTCGCCGGCGCCAACGCCGCCGGCGTCGCGACGACCATCGCACGCAGCGACCACACGCACGCGCTGCCGGCGACCGCGACGCCATCCGCACTCACCGTCGGCGGCGCCGCTAACGCTGGCGCTTCCACGTCGCTCGTGCGCGCCGACCACGTGCACGCCATGCCCGGCCTCGCGACCGGCGCAGCCGATGGCTTCCAGGCCGCCGCCGACTTCACCAAGCTTGCGGGCATCGAGGCCGGCGCTCAGGTCGTCACGTTCGCCCGCGTGCAAACCGCGCTCGCTGTGGCGAGCTCGGCCGTCGGATTCAATGCGCAGCGCCTCAGCGGCGTCGCCGACCCTAGCAACCCCCAAGACGTCGCGACCAAGGCCTACACGGACGCCATCGCGCAAGGCCTCGACACTAAGGCATCCGTGCGCCTCGTGGCGACGAGCAACGTTGCCGCGCTGACTGGCGCTGTCGTGATCGATGGCGTGACAACAGCCGCCGACCGCGTGCTGCTCACGGCGCAGTCAACGCCATCGGCCAACGGCCTATACCTGACCAGCGCCGGCGGAGCTTGGGCACGCACGACCGACGCCGACACCTCGGCAAAAGTCACGTCAGGCCTCTACGTGTTCGCGACCGAGGGCGCCGCCAACAGTGACTCAGGTTGGGCGCTCATCACGCCCGACCCGATCGTACTCGGCACGACCGCGCTGACGTTCACGCAGGTGAGCGGCGCCGGCCAAATCACCGCCGGCGCCGGCATGACCAAGAGCGGAAACACGCTCAACGTCGTCGCGCACGCCGACGCTTCCATCGTGGTCGCCGCTGACACCGTGCAAGTCGGCGTGCTGGCGACCGACGCGCAGCACGGCACTCGAGGCGGCGGCACGCTGCACGCCGCAGCCGTCGCCGGCGGCGCATCCGGCTTTTTCACTGGTGCCGATAAAACCCGGCTCGACGGCATGGCCACCGGCGCCGCCGCCGTCGGCAGCACCACACCGATCGCTGCAGACGTAACAGCCGCCGCCGTCGGCGCCGCCACTACGGCCGCGCGCTCCGACCATCGGCACCAAGTCACCGTTGGCTCACCTGTTGCGCTGCCGATCGGTGCGAGTCCGCTCGACGGCACGAGCACCGCGCTCGCGCGCGCCGACCATCGGCATCAAATGCCGTCCGCCGGCACGCCTGTTGCGCTCACGCTCGCCGGCACCAACAGCGTCGGCGTCAACACCACGCTCGCGCTATCCGACCACGTGCACGCGCTGCCCGCGAGCTCGACCGCGCCGCCCGCGCTCACCGTCGGCGGCTCGAGCGCTGCAGGCAGCTCGACCTCGATCAGCAAGGCCGACCACGTGCACGCGCTCGCCGCGCCAACTGTCGTGCTCGAGAACACCGGGCTAGACAGCCTCGGCGTGAGCACCGCTGCCGCGCGCGAGGATCATCAACATCTGTCCGCATGGAAGACCATATGCGTCGCGGTGCACGAGAGCGTAGGTTTTGACGCGTCCTCGCCACCTTCGACAGTCAGCGGCATCACCATCGTTGCAGGCGACTACATCCTAGTCGACGGCCGCGGCGCTCCGCTCGTTGGCGACGATCCCGCGCCGCTCACTGGCGAGATCTTCGGCATCTTTCTAAGCCTCGGCGCTACGTGGCTGTTTATCGAAACGCTCGACCGCGGCGAAGTCGCCTATGTAAAGTCAACCGATAGCCTATGGACGTACGACGGCAGCCAGTACGTCGAGCTATACGCGCATCTCTCAGACAGCACCCCGACCCAGGTATATGTCAGAGCTGCACACCCCGGCGTTACCAGTGGGGCGGCACGTGCCGACCACGTGCACAACGTCGCGACCAACATCCCCTTGACGCTATCGGCCACCGGCACGAACACCGAGGGCACATCACAATCGCTCGCGCGAGCTGACCACCTGCACAACATCGCGACGGCAGCGCCGACGGCGCTCACCGTCGGCGGCGCGCAGGCTGCGGGATCCTCCACGTCGCTCGCGCGCGCCGACCACGTGCACGCCATGCCCGGCCTCGCAACGAGCAGTGTAAGCGGGTTCATGGCGTCACTCGACAAATTGCAATTCGACGGCATCAAAGCCGGCACGCCTTGGGCGATCGCTCCGAGTCCCGCAGCTCCTACCGCCGGCACAGTGTCGGTACTGAGCAGCACAGCAAGCGTCTCGTTTCCTACCGCGCCCGCGGATGGCGACAAAATCACCGTATTATGCGTGCCCGGCTCGACCTTCAACTACACCCTCACCGCGACCCCAAAAGCAATTCGCGACCCAGCAGGGCGAACCGCCGCACTCAGCGCGACCTTCAGCTCGTTCGACGGCTGCATCACCTGGATGTATTCCGTAGTTTCGAGCGTGTGGGAGGTGTTCTCGTACTATCCGACATACGCAGGCGCGCTCGCCACAGACCCACGAACAAACGGATTCCGGCTCGCCGCAAACGCGTCAGACACTTTCGCAGCCGATGGATCGTATAGCTCAATCTGGCTTGCACCCGTCAACGGCGACCGCATCGCGCTCTATGACATACCCACCACAACGTGGCGCCTTTTCTCTACGGCTGCGCTGCAGTACAGCCTTAGCGGACGCTCCGCCGGCATTCCCTTCGATGTATTTGCCTACCAGACGGGCGGCACTGTAGCGCTCGAGGTGCAAAACTGGTCAAGCGCAACCGTGCGAGCCACCTCTATTGCGCGCCGCAACGGCGTATGGGTCATGAACGCCGACAACACCCGCCGCTACATCGGCACAGTGCGAGCGCGCAGCTCGACCACATACCGCATCGCGCGCAACCAAGTCGCTGACAGCGGCTCCGCCGGCATCGACTACTGGAACGTCGACAACAAGCTGCAAACGAGCGTCATGCTCAACGGCTTCGGCACGCCGAGCTCATATGCATACACGGGCACGAGCTATCGCCAAGCGAACGCATCGAGCAACGCGCAGATCGACACAGTTAGCGGCCAAGCCGGAGACCCGGTCTATGTCCAGGCCATGAGCAGCTGCAACACGAGCAGCGCAACATCAGTCTCACCATCCGTCGCCATCGGCTTCAACAACGCAACGCCCATTGGCATGCATAGCTCTGTGCAGATATGCAGACCGGCCGCAGAAGCCAAGCCAGACACCGCACTGCTCGTCGCGCAGCTATCCTTAGTAATCAACAATGTCGGAACAAATAGCTTCACATGGCTCGAGGCCGGAGGCGCTGGCGTTACGTTTTTCGGGACGACCTTGGCCGCGCTACATCAGCCCGGCATGACCGCGCTCGTTTGGTACTGACCGTCAACCCGCAAGAGGTGCCGCTGTGAGCTGCGTCGGAACGCCCGCAAATCTCGACCTAGGCCAACGCTTCCCCAACCGGCACGTCGGCTCGACTCGCGAGCCGTACACCTACCGCGCCGAGTGGTACCTGCGGCCGATCGACTTCACTAACGCGTTCATTCAGTTTCGCATGGTCAACGCCGACACCGGCGCAACCAAGCTGCCCGGCGGCGTCGGCAGCGGCGACATCAACGGCAACCTCGTTTACCTGCCCGTCGCTGTCGACGTGAACGAGGCCGGGATCTTCCGATGCCAGTTCACCGCGACCTACGGCGGCGCCGTCTACGTGTCGCCCTGGCTGCAAGCCCGAATCCTCCGAAACGTCGAGGTGCCGCCGCCCGTCCCGCCTCCGCCGCCCGTCCCGTAACCACCTCGCCACACACCGACGCCTATGGCGCCGACGCTGCCCGCTGCGCCATGCTGCGGGCATGTCTCCGGTAGGCCCCCTGCTCACCTCGCACTCAACGTTCCGCGCCGCCATGGCGGCGCTCACGGCCGCCGGATACCGCTACAGCAACGACACGCGCTACTGGCACCCGCCGGCGAGCTCGCCCGACGCTCCGACCGCCTCGATCGTGCGAGGCACGGCCCCCGACGCTCGAGGCCTGCGCATGCTCCGCTATGTCGTAAAGCTGCACACCGCCCTCGCCATCCCCGCCGCCGGCGAGCAGACCGCCGGCTAGTGCCCCGCAGGCCCCGCAAGCGGAGGGCCGAGCATCACCTCGCGCCCCGCTTCGAGCTCGGCCTCGAGCTCGAGCTCGCCGAGCTCGAGCGGCTGCAGCCGCAGCGCCACGCACGCCAGCTCGAGCGCCCTGACGAGCTCGTCGCTCGACACCTGGTGCGCCGCCCTCCCCTGCCGTGCGAGCGTGCGGCGCCGGAAGCGGTACACCTCGCCTAGCTTGCGGATCGCCGCCTCGACCGGCTCGCTCAAGACCATTTCGCTCATGCCCGCACCCGTGGCACGCCGCCGCCGGCGCCGTCAACTCGGCGCACGAGGGCACGAGGGCACTCGAGCTCGTGCACTCGAGCGCCCAAGCGGATCACCGACGGATCACGCGAACGGCAGCAGCATTTGCCGCGCTGCTGGGTCGCTCGAGCGCTGCCGGCGAGCCTTGGCGAGCGGCTGCAGCGGCCGACTCCAATCGAGCGGACCGCCGAGCACGAGCGCCCACAGCCGCACGCGCAGCACGTGGCTCGCCGTCCGCTTGCCTCGCTCGACGTCGCCGAGCGTCGAGCTGCTCACGCCGACGAGCTGCGCGAGCTCACGCACCCCAAGCCGGCCGCCCGACGGCCCGCGCTGCCGCAGCCGCCACGAGCGCACCTCACGCTGCTCGACGTCCACACCACGCGCCTCGAGCTCAGCCAACGAAAGCATCACACCACACCTCCCCGCTCGTGCTCTTGGGCACTCGTGCCCTCGCGCTCGAGTGCCCAAGAGCACCCGAGCCTACTATACGCACACGAGCGCTCAGCGGCTACCCGAACCGCCGCCGTCCGCGACACCTGGCACGCGCTGCGCACCCTCGCCGAGCAGGGCGAGGGCGCGCTCGAGGCGCTGCCCTAGCGCCTCGGCGTGTTGCGCTCGACCCACTGCTCGAGCGCATCGGCGACGGCGTCGCGCTCGTGCATGCCCATGCGTTTCGCTGTCGCCCTCACCTGCTCGAGCAGCTCAGGATCGATCAGGCTCTCACCGCTGCGCAGGTAGAGCCGCACAGCGTTGCCGACCGTCGAGCTCAGCTCGGCGCGAGTGTCGAGACAATGCTGCCGCAGCTGCCGGCCGAGCGCCTGCTCGAGGTACGCGATCACCCTATCCGGCTGCGCCATCCGCGCGCGCGTGACGAGGCCACGCTTGTCGCCTCGCTTGCCGACCCACTGGTACGCGCCCGGCACGTCGGCGCCCGGCAGCGTCTCTTGCACGGCAGCCGCCGGCGGCGGCCTCACGCTTGCCGCCGGCTTCCCCTTGCCGCTCATACGCGCACCGCCGCCGCGAGCTCGGCCGCGCCGAGTGTCTCGATATCCTCGACGAGCCGCCCGCCGCTCGCTTCCTCGAGCTCGTTGCAGAGCAGCCGCATTTCGCGAGCCGCATCACAGCGCGGCTGATAGGTCGTCACGCCGAGGCCGGCGCATACCGCATAGTCGTGCTCGACGTGCTCGCTCAGCCTCGAGCCGAGCAACGCGACGCCCTGCCGGCCAAGCTGCTCGAGCGCGTTGCGCGCTGCCACCGTGCGCGACCGCATCCTGTTGAGCAGCAGACCCGCCCTCATCGCCGGCCGGCGCTGCAGCTCGGCCGACACCGCTTCCATGGTCTGATACAACGCCCACAAGTCCGTTGCGCCCGGCTGACTCGGCAGCAGCGCAAAGTCGGCGACCGCCATCGCGTAGGCCTGCACCTCGGCCTCGCGCGGCTGCGTGTCGACGATTGTCACATCGAACGCCGCCGCCATGCGCGGCAGCGTGCGCGCCAGCTTCGCCGCTTCGAGCTGCCGGACCGCCGGCGCTTTGTGCCCTAGTTCCTCCGCGAGCGCTGCCCACGTTGCGACCGTCCGCTGTGGATCGGTATCCACGAGCAGCACCTCACGCCCGCGCCGATGCCATTCGGCGGCGAGCCCTATCGCGATCGTCGACTTGCCGACGCCGCCTTTCCGACCACCCACAACGATCGTGTATGCCATGCGCTCGAGTCTAGGCGCTATAGGCTCGAGCACGCAAGATAGCTCGCGCACTCGCTCGCGAGGGCGCTTGAGCACGTGTGCCCTCGAGCGTCTAAACGCTGCGATTGCCGAGGTTTGCTCATCGCCCGGGGAGCAGGGTTTCCAGGCTTTCCGCTTCGGATCGTGCCGCGAAGTGTTTTTGCGTGACGATAAAGACTTGACCAGCGCCGACGCTGTAGCGTAGGTTTCACTTCCATGCAGTTTGACCTCGAAACCTTCCGCCTCGCCGCCGTCTCCCACGCCCTCGGCCATCACACCGCTCGGCAGCTCGCCTACTACGCCAAGCCCCGGCAATGGCTCGGCCACTGCGCCGGCACCGCCTGGCTCGTCGCTCAGCTTCAGCTGTCCATGCTCGAGTTCTATCCGGCCACCTGGTGAAACGTTGGCGGTGTGCGCCGGCCTCGGCCGGCGCCATCCGCGAGCGATTCAGCGCTCGACGTCACGCAACAACGGCCCGCCGGCGGCGTCACCCGCCGGCGAGCCCTCGAACACAGTGAGAACTAGTCACCATGTCCGGCATCAAACATACCATCGACACCGCGCCCATGACGCTCCCTCGCCTCGTTCTGCTCATCGCTGCGCTAACCCTGCACGCGTTCGCTTCCGACGCGTGCGAGCCACGCCCCCAAGCAGCCGAGCTCGAGGCCTCGACCGACGACGCCGAGCTCGACGCGCTGCGCGCTCGCCTCGACGCAACCCTCACCTCGAGCGCGCACGAGGTGTCGCCATGACCACCCTCGGCCTCAGCTTGCAAGAGATCGAAAGCGCCCTGCTCAGCGGGCACCATCACTTCGACTACAACGTGCAGGCCCACAACGGGAAAGCCCTCGGCTGCTTCGTGAACTACTACCCGCACGCCGAGGGCCGAGACGGCACGACCACGATCGGCGGCTGGAGCGGCAGCTTCGACAACCAGCGCAACGGCCTGCACTTCGGCCCAAGCCGGCCGCTCACCTCGACCGACACGCTCGAGGCCCTCTTGCACGCCGCCGCCAAGACCATCACCGCGAGCGCCAAACGCGTCAAAGGCCGAGTCACTGTGCGCGACGTCGCGCCGAAACCGCTGAGCCTCGAGCTCAAGTGGGTCGACACCGCTTGGCGTGTCCGCACGGCACGCGAAAAGCAGATCGTCGCCGGCTGGCTGTCCGGCCTCATCCGCTTCGAGACCAACTCGCCCGAGCTACGCGCGGCATACGAGCGCTGCCGCGCACACTGCCACGCTTACGCCGCCATTTGCCTCGAGGGCGTCACCGGCAGCCCGACCGGCTGGTATTTCATCTACGACAACGCAGGCCGCAACGAGCTCGCTGTGCGCTCGTCGCGCTACGACCTCGACGAGGCCAAGCTCGAGGCCGCGATGCAAGTGAAAGAGCATTGCACCCTAGTCCGCGTCGAGATTCTCTAACGCCAACCGCGAGCGGCGCCGAGGCCTGACCCGCCTCGGCGCCGCTCGCTCGTTCCAACACCAACCAGTGAGCACCACATGACTCAGTACACGAGAGCACGGACACAAGCAGACACTATTCGCACGCTGCTCGACTGCGGCCGGACCCCCGGCGAGATTCGGCAGCAGCTCGGATGCAGCCGTCAGGCCATCACCGACGCGCACCAAGCTCGAGGCCCTCGCGGCCGGCCGCCCTCCGAGCGCGAGTGTGAGCGCATCACCATCACCGTCAGCGCCGAGACGGCCGCATGGCTGCGCGCCGAGGCCTACCGCAACGGCTGCCCGCTCGGCGACGTCGTCGAGGGCGCTCGCATCGCCATCCAGGCCGCCGACAGCGGCGACGACCCGATCCTCGCCGCCCACCGCCGCGCAGCACGGAAGGACGCCGCCAAGTGAACACGCACAGCATCACCAACGACGAGCTCCGAACCATGGCGACCCACGCCCGCCGCGAGACGGAACCCGGCTGGCACGACGAGGAGCTCGTCGAGCTATGCGAGGCCGCCCTCGCCGGCGACCACCGAGCTCGAGCCGAGTGTGCCCGCATCCTCGCCGAAACGGAGCTCGCGCCATGACCGACCCCAACGAACCCCCCTTCGAGCTCGGCGACGTCGAGGCCACCGCCGCGCGCTACGCCGCGCACACGCTCAAGCTCGAGGCACACCTCGCCACGCTGCTCACGCTCAGCTTGCGATACCCCCTAGACACCCCCGAATATGACGCCCTGTTCGCCGCCCGCTGCGCCATCACCGACGACATCACCGAGCGCAAACGGTTCTATGAGGAGTGGCGGCCGTTCGTACCCAAACCTAAACCCAAACGGAGTGCCACTGTGACAAACGCAAAAATAACCCTCGGCGGCGTCGAGCTGTCCGCGCCGGCCTACGACGCTGCATTCGCCGTCGGCCTCACCGACGCCAACGTACACACCGACCTCGACAAGCTCATCGCCGGCCGCATCACGGCACCCAACCTGCTCGAGGCCTACCTCGACGGCGCCGACGAGCACCACGAGCAGGGATGGCGCGACTACGTCGACGCGCTCGAGGCCGCGAGCCTCGACACTCGGCAGCTCGCCCGACGCTTCGGCCGCCGCATCGCGCAGACCGACAAAGAGGCATGCGCGCAGGCTATCGCGCATGGCGAGCTCGACGTCGCCATGTCCGGCGAGTGGACCGGCGAGCACGCCACCGCGCTCGCAAACCACCTCCGCCGCCCGGTCAGCGACCTCACCGAGGCCGAGCTCGAGGCCGCCGCCGAGGCCTACGTCGCCGAGGTTGGGGGCCTCACCTGACGGCCTGACACCGCGAGCTCGAGGGCACACGAGCACAAGTGCCCTCGAGCTCTAGCGCTCTAGCGCTCGCGCTCGCGAGCTTTCGCAAACGCCGCATCGACCAAGGCCTCGGCCGTCTCGACCTTGGCGGCGACGCCGACCGCGCGCTGCGCGTGCTCGACCGCCCGCCGCAGCTGCTCGACGTCGACCGTCGACGAGGCAACCGCCGCCGCGCCGCCCTCCGTCGGGTCATAGGCGATCACCACAAACAGCACCCCGGCCGGGAACACCCGGCCCACCGGCGGCGCGAGCTCGGCCATGTGCTCGACGAGCTCGAGGCCGTTGGTGGCGAGCTCGACCGCGAGCTCGACTTGCTCGTCGGCCTCGACCGCCTCGCTCACTCGCCACCGCCCGGCTCGACCTCGCGAATATCGATCTTGCTGTAGGGCGCTTCGAGCTCGCCCGCAAACAGCTGCAGCAGACCGTCGAGCACCTCGCACAGCTGCTGCCGCTCGCCGTTCGAGCGCAGCCGCGCCGAGGCCGAGGCCGCGCCGTGCGTCTCGCGTTCGTGCACCACGACGCACACCGCATAGCGCTCGAGCGCCTCGGCGCAGTTCTGCTCGATCGTCTCGAGCAGAGCGTCGCCAAAGTCGGCGCATTCTTGCGACCGTCGCTGCATGTCTCGCATGTCCGGCATGGCGCCGAGCCTCGCACAGCGGCCGGCCTGCACGCTAGCGGCCTACAGCGGCAACGCTCGAGCCTCGCGGCATCCAGCGCCTACCGCGGGTTTCCGCTCCTCGTGAGCAGCCGCTGCGCGGCAACTCACTGCGGTGCGTCTGCTCCCATGGTCGTGCTCTTGTGCCCTCGAGCTCTAGAGCTCACGAGCTCGAGCGCCTAAAGCAACAGCCGATAAGGACCCTTATGTAAACTCTTGCACACCTGCCGTATGCTCGCGCTCGATGCTGCCCAAGCCCCCACTCGGCAAGCCTCCGATATGCATCGAATGCGGCCTAATCCTCGGCGTTTGCTCGAGCGAGGGCCTCTGCTGGGGCGCTCCGCTGCGCTCGTGGTGCGGCGGCCTCAACCGATGGGAGACGACACGCGAGGCGCTCCGTCGCAGGGCAAGCCCACCGCCGCCCGAGCTCGCTCCGCCCCGCACGCCTTCGACGCCGCGCTAGGCTCGTCGCTATGCCCGTGTTCACCTTCCGCACCACCGACGTCACGCTCAACTATGGCGCCCTACGCGTGCGCGTCTGGACCGCCGACCCCGACGAGCTCGGCGACATTCGCTGCGTGCTCGCGCATGCGACCGACACCGAGCTCGAGGGCGCTGTCGTCGGCGCGTTCATCGTCGACGCGTCGCTCGCTTACACGCTGCCGGCGAGCCTCGCCACGTACGCGCAGCGCACCATCGACGCGCAAGCTCGGCGCACGCCGACGGCGCTACGGCCGGCGCACGGCCTCGTCGACGAACCCGACGCGCTGTAACTGCTCGGCATCCTCGCTGCCGTACGCTCGCCGCTCGGCGTCCGCTTCGAGGCACGCCCTCGAGCAGTAGCAGAATGTGCGGCCAGCATGCGTCACCGTCGCCGACACCGCCGCGCAGCACAGCGTCGGCGAGTCATCCTCGATCGCTGTGTGGCACTCGTCCGCACCGTTGCCAAACTTGATCACCCATACACACGCCCTCGAGCTCGGAAGTTACTGCTTGACTCGAGCGACCGCTGCAGCGGCTATTTCGCTCCAATGGGGCCGAGCTCGAGAGCATGGCGACGATAGCCGCGACGCTCGAGCCTCGCAAGTTCCACCGCGCCGCCCTCCGCTGGTAACCTCACCGCATGCCATACCGCCGCACAGCGTGGCTGCAGCTCCCACACGGGAGAGTCGCGCACGTCGACATCGACCCGCAGCGAGGGCGCAACGGCCGGCGTTGCTTTCGCTGGCTCTTGCTCGGCCGCATGCCGCACGAGGGCGCCGGCAGCGAGGCGAGGCCCAAGCTCGCCGCCGGCAGCTTCGACCTCGAGGACGACGGAGCGTGTCTCGTCGACACCGGCGCAGCTCCCCTCGACACGCTCGAGGCCCTCGCTGTCGCATGGCGTCGCGCGCTCTAGCTCAAGCGCCCCTCGCCTTTGCCGTCGTAAACGGCTCGCGCTGCGCGCTGTGCGGCTGCGTGCTGCCGGCATAGCTTCCAAACGACTGTAGGGTCGGCGAGCCGCTCGACCGCCGACTGCAGCCACCCGAGGGCGGCGGCAGTCTTGAGGTTGCCCTCGAGGACGCGCTCGGCGAGCCGCACGTCGGCGCCCTCGAGCGCCTCTCGCGAGTAGCAGTGCAGGCAACGCGTGTAGTAGCCGATCCCATTCTCGATTGTCATAGATGCAACCCCGGCAACATACGCTCATGCAGAATGCGCACGACGTCGAGGCCTTCGGCGTCGCGCATGAAGTAGATCACGTGCCGCTCACAGCGCCACCGCAGCACGTCAGGGCGCTCGGCCAACGGCCGCGCTAGTCGATAGTGCTCCGGCAACATCCGCTCACACGTCTCGCGCAACTGCGTTAGGTACAACACCGCTTGTGCGTGGCCCCACTCTTGCCTCGTGTAGACCGCGATGCCTTCGAGATCGGCCTCGGCTCGAGGCCTGTATCGCACCCTCACTTCGCCGCCGCCTTCCGCTGCTCGCCACGCTCGAGCCCCTCGAGCCGCTTCAAGACGCGCTCGAAAGCGCCCTCTCGCGGCGCACCGCTCGCGAGGCCTTCGTCAAGGGCAGCATGCACCCACTCAAGCTTGCGCTCTTGATCCGCAAGGCGCTCGAGCGCCGCTCGGATCACGTCGCTCGCTGTCGCAAAGTGACCTGCGCTGACCTGTGCTGCGATGAACGCGTCGAGCTCGTCGCCGAGAATGAAGCTGGTAGTTCTTGCCATACTACAACCTAGTATAGCGGCGACCGCTGCGCAACTAGGCCTTACGCCGCCGGCGAGTGCAGCGGACAGCGGCGGATCCCGGTCTGCTGTTCGTACGCGCACCCTCGGCACTCGCTCGGCTCGTGCGAACAGCAGACCGGGA